TTTTCGGCGGTCACGGCGGGGGACATTTGTTTTAACATTCTAGATTCATCACGTAATTTTGCCATTTCTTGCAAGTGACTTTGATAATTTACCCCATATTTTTCTTGGGCTTCCTGTCTTAATTCTTTTATGTAAGCTGCTACCAATGGATAAATCTTTGGATTTCTTAATTCTGATGCTGATTGTCTTGGTCTAGTTTTATATCCTGCTTCAAAAGCACATTCTCCAGGGCTTTTTCTACCTGCCTCATACACTAAAAGTGTAGCAAATTTCATTTGTTGTTCAGTTAATACCGGAGTTCTAGCCATAGTTGACTTTTATATTATGTACGATTATAAGTCAATAAGTGTACGATTTACCCGGACGATTTACGTACGATGTACGATGAAACCAGAGTCAAAATTTTGGCAGTTAGTTAAAAAAAATACACCTGAAATTCAGTGGACCAGACTAGAATCTTGGGCATCCTTTGGTGTGCCAGATTTATTGGGATACAATGATTCTTGTGGTTTTTTTATGGTTGAGTTAAAAGTAATAAATGGTAACAAAGTGCACTTCTCACCTCATCAAAAGTTGTTCCACTTAACTCGTACAAAACGTAACTTTATACTCGTACAGATACCTTCCCTCAAATGTATAAAGTTGTTTAAAAGTAGCTCGATCCCCGGTCTTCTGCTTGATCACCGCGAAACACCTTCCCTCGCAATGAATGATTGGGACCACATTCAGCGCTTGTTGCTCGCGTCCTCATCGGACGCTTGATCGCTATCAGCTTGCTCGCTCGCTCGCTCGTTGGCTTGCTCGCTCGCTCGCTTGCGAGCTTGTTCTCTCTCAAACTCTTTTCGCTTTTTGGCCAGCTCTTTGTAATATTTTGGGTGATGCCACATTAGAATCGTTCTAAACTAATTCCAGGCCCCTTCACCGATAGCCAGGCTCCGCGGCCCTGGCAGTAAGTAAGGGGCCAGGAATTAGTGAGCAAGATATGCAACGTTTTTAACTTTCTTATCCCAACAAGCCCGGCAACTCTTACACTCGTTCCCTTGCTTTGGAGCGGGGCAGGTTGCCTTGTTTGGATCAGTCACCACGGTGCTGGTATAATTCCAGCCCCCCGCAGCGTCCTGATTGACCATCGGCATAGAAAAAATTAATTTTAGATTTGCTGGCGTCCTGTCCTGATACTTAGCCGTCCACGCCTCTCGAGTCGGCAGCCAGTGTTGAACGTCCGGCGTTCGTCTTGCAACTTCAAAAATTTTTGCTAAGTGTTTCAGGTCCTGGATATCTCCAGAGTCGTGCCATCTAAAATATTTTGTTTTTTTATTTGCGATTTGCATTGTCATCGCTCGCACCCATAAAGGATGTCTAATCGCTTTGAGTCTTTTATATTGCGCAGCCTGCACAACTTTAAAAACATAGCAGCCCTTTAATGCATAGCAGCCGTAACACGTCGAGCCTTTTATTTTCTGGAGCTTGCCCCCGGTCTTGCATTCTTTAGCCGGTAAACCATAAGCGTGGCCCGGCATCTTGCTTGGCTTGCTTAAACTTCCTGTAATTTCTTTTGCTTTCTCAATTCTCATAATATCCCATAATACATATTTTAATTTATTTGTCAAGCCTTCGAGGACGCCAGACTGTCTGTGTTCTAGCGGCGGCGGCGCGTCCTCAAAAGCTTGCGGCCAGGTGTAGTTGCTATTCTCTTTCGAGTAAGCACCGCACAACCGGACCGCTTGAGCCCTACGGGCCCACCCTCCCACCCGCTCGCGAGCTTGCGCTCGCGCCCAGGTTGAAAAGATAAATTGACCAGTTGCAAAGCCGTTCTCGTCTCTTCCGTACTAGGCAACACTTACACCTGATCCCAGGTCCCCCTATGATTTCTAAGGGGACCGGGGATCAGTGGTAGTGCTGTACACTGTTGCAAAGTTCTACACTACCTTTCTGATCCCAGGTCCAGCAGGGCGGTACCTCGCATTATCGACAGTAACCTACTGGACCAGGGATCAGTTCTGGTTGAGGTTTAGACCTGCACAAAGACGGCTACGAATAGCGGTGTGATGTACAGCACAACCAGAAGTTGTCCCATTACAAATTACTATGTTTGTAGTAATTCTGTAAATCCCTCTATAATATCATTGGCGTACCTATGTTCAACAGCATAGGCGCCTCCAATTGTTTGGCTCTCTTCAACATTCTCTTCCCACCATTCCTCTGCAAATTTTGTTTCTGGTGTGAATAAAACTATTGAGCCAGATTGTTTGATATTAAAATAATCTTTTATTGTTCCTTTATACTTCAAGCAACCTCCTCCGTTAAAATCAACGCTGGATTTTCTTTAGCTGGTACAATAAAGAACATTACATTCTCATTGTCATCTAACAAACTTAAAGCAGATAAATATTGATTTGCCTCTTTAATTGTCTTTGCCCATTTCTCAATTCTATAATCAGGCTCGGCGTTTTTGTACTGATATTTTCTTACTATTAGATATACCATTTTATTATCCTTTCTTTTGTTAATATAATCACACTAACAGAAAATCCCACACTTAACAAGAGCCAAAGTGTCGCACACAACTATAAATTGTGCTTGTGATCTCGGGGCCCACCCTCCCCTAAAATAAAAAAATAAAAATAAAGATTGACTTATAATTTTATTTGTAGTATAAAATCCCATAATAAAAGAAAGGATAACAAATGAAAGCAATGACTAAATATCAGTTGGAGCATTTTAAAACTAAAGTAAAAGATAAATTCGCTCCAATGATTGAAGAGGTTGATTTATCTCTTCGTAAGATAGTTGCGGATATGACTGAAAGTGCAGAAAAAAAACTTTCAGATAAGATAGGCGCGACTGAAATAATAAACCTGTTAGAGGAAGCGGAAGCGGAGCATATTAAAGCAATGAAAAAAGCTAGAACTTTTTTCACTAAAAATCTGACCGCGGAGCAAAAAGAAGGATTAGATTATAAATTCAGAAAGGATGAAAAAATAGGTTTTGATAGTTACAATCATAACAGGATAACTCCGGAGGATTGCAAAGAGCAAATAAGAAGTTGGGCGCAAAAACTGGCGGAGCGAGAAGCAGAAAAAACACCAATAGGCAAAAAGAAAGTTAAGCTATTACAATTAAAAGAGGATGCTATTTCAGATGTAATGGAAAGCGGTCTACCAGCTGAATTAATTGAAAAATTAGGACAGCGATTGAAAGTAATAGGAATAAGCTGGAATAATAATGTTAAACAAATTGGGAGCAATTTGAATTAACACTTGACTAATGTTATGGGATTTGATATAAAATCCCATAACATAGAAAGGATAAACAATGGATAAAGACAGCATAGGAATAGGAAATAAGTTTATTATAACTTATAGACCTAACACACATAACGGCATAGCTAGACCGAAGCTAAAGAACGGCAAGGACACTAGACAAATAACGAGACGCGCTCAATGGACAGACAAATGCAGAATTGTCCGAGATAAGATAACCAATAAGCTTAGATATATAACTTATTATGATCTTGACCAGCAGGGTTATCGTTGCGCGGTTGGTAAAGTCTGGATAACAAGTGAGGTAGCGTGAATAAATATTAATTAATACTTGACACAACATATAGGGTATGGGAAAATCCCATACCCTATGCAATAACTACATAGCTCGAGAACTCTGGGCCCACCCACCCCGAGGGGTCCCAATACAATCTATAATTGTGCTTGCAAACCAGGGGCCCACCCTCCCCTAGACAAAAAGGGGTCCCAAGACATACACCTATACAGTTTGTTTTAGACGTAAATCTGTGGTAATTTTAAAATGGAACCAAAACAGAGTTGAAAAAAATTCTGCAAAAATTTTATGAAACCGAAATATCTAGAGAAGAGTTTTACCCGAACATTATCGTTTGAGCGCCAACAAGAATATGCAAAACTACATATGCTCAAAAAACAAAAAGAAAAACAAGAAAAACTAAAAAATAATTTTATGGCCTTTGTTAAAGAAATGTGGCCAGAGTTTATTGAAGGTAGACATCATAAAGAAATAGCAGATAAGTTTGATAAGATTGCACAAGGTAAAATTAAAAGACTAATTATAAATATGCCACCAAGGCATACTAAATCAGAGTTTGCATCGTTCTTACTTCCTGCCTGGATGGTGGGACGTAAACCTGATCTTAAAATTATACAGACGACCCACACAACAGAACTCGCGCTCCGGTTTGGACGTAAAGCTAAAAACTTAATTGATAGCCCC